GCCCCGTCCTTCTTGATCAATGCGCCATAGCGCCAAACACGCATATGCCCGTCTGTGAATTCCAAAGTCAGGGCATCATTTTCCGCAAACTCGAAATCAATCAGCCTGGCTTTGGCATTGTTGCGGGTATAGCCGCGAAACAACGTACCAGGCGCGCGCGTAAATCCACCTTGCCGCAAGGGTAGAAATCCGTTGCAGCTGCGCAGGCCGGTCTGGTTCCGCTGGTAGTCTGGGCGGGAATACAGCAGCGGCGAAATCTCTCCGCTGGAAAATGAAAACTGCGGCGTGCGGGTTCTGGTCATCGGGTCGCCCCATAAACCCAGTCATCTTGATCCCCTTGACCATCCCAGCGGGCATGGCTGGCGCTCACTGCATCGTTTTGGATTGCCATGCGCAAGGCATTGGCACCGTCACTGACCAGATCGGCGCGCTTTGTTCGGGACGCGACGTATTTCGGGGCCAGCAGCACGGCCAGTTGATAGCTCACCGCCGTCTGGAACATTGCAGGCAGGTTTATTTCGTCTTCAATCAAACGCGTGTAGAGAAGATTGAGGTTTTCGCGCGTATTGCTTCGCAGCAACTTCCCATCGATCCGCCATTTACGGTCTTTTTGCTTGACCGATCTGAGCTTCACCAGATCCGCAGGCAGCGAAAAGGAGAAAGGCAGGTCTGCATCAACGGCTGTATTTTCAGGGAGTACAGCAGGGGGCAACGATACCAGCCGCCGCGCGAAGCTGAAATCTTCCTGCTCCAGACAACTGCGCAGGGCAATTTCGTATTGCTCGTTCGCGGCGTTTGCTTTTTCGGAATTATCAGCCAGCGAGCTGGGCGGCGTCAGCTCCATGAAGCGGAACGCCTGCGTCACAATCGTAGATGTGGCTGTTGGGCTGACCATGTTTCGCCTTCAGTCTCGGAAAGGGCAGGGCGGCAATACCGCCCCGCTTGGGAGTGTCTGGATCAGGGAGCGATGTAGTGGATCTGGAATGGCATGCTGCCACCGGCTACGGCGTTAGCTTCTGCATGCTTCCACAACGTGATTTCACCACCGGGGTCGGATGCAAGGCCCAGAACTTCCCACAGGTATTTGCCGTGATTGGCATCGCCTTTGGCGATCGGGCTGATGATGTTACCGCCCGATTTTGCGACATCGACCAGCGCGTCGGTGTCGGTTTCAGTCCCGATCACGATCTGCGCAAAGCCGTCGTTTTCCACATCGAAGAAGGTATCGGGGTGCAGCAGACAATCAGACGGCAGATCCATGAGGCGATATTTGCTGCCGCTGCTATCGGTCGCGGCGTTCAGCAGAATGCCGGTTGCGATGATCAGTCGGCCCCGCTTCATTTGCGGGTCAGGAGACACGCTGGCTGCGTCGGTGAAGTCATGGATCAGGTTGGAACGTTTTTTTTCGACAGGCATTTTGCGTTTCCTCTGTCAGAATGGGGATGCGTCAGGGCGGCTCACCCGCCCCGACGAACGCGGGATCAGGCTTCTGCGCAGCGGATGATCCGCACGCCGCCGTCTTCGATGCGACCGGCTGTCGGATAGCAGTCGGCCAGAATGCGGGGCAGGTTTTTGGCGCTGCTGTCGTTGAACATCATGCCTTCAACGTCCTGCCACATGCCGCAGATCACGTTCGCCTTGGACCACAGCGGGATCAGGCGGTTGCCATCTGCATCCTTTGGGACGCGGTTGGAGAACAGCCAGTTGACGCCCAGCAGCTTGCCGGGCTTGCCGTCGCGGATGTTTTCCACATCAAACGGGTTCAGGTTCTTGCCGGTCTCGACGGCAAGGTTGATCAGGTCCGTCTTTTGCTTGGGCGTGATCAGGCCGTAGATTTCATCGTCTGTTTCCAGTCCGAAGTCTTCCAGCTCCATGGCCTCGCATGCGGCGCGCAGCTTGATCAGGCCAAGGCCGTAGTCTGTACCTGGATCGCCAAAGTCAGCCGCGATGTAGTTGCCCGTTGGCAGCGCAATAGTCGTGCCGGGCGTCTTGCCTTCACTCACAGCGCCAAAGATGCCGCCTTCTGCCAACGTGGCGTCAGCGCCTTTTTTCTTGCGGATGCCCAGAATGCGATCGAACACGCCGCGCTCGCAGGCCATGACATGGGCGCGGGTCAGGGGCGATGTTGGATCCATCGCCTGATCGAATTTCTCTTCTTTGGTGATCAGCTGGCCGGACTGGATGACAGTCGGGCGTACCAGCCAGCGGCGCGACCGGGCAGGCGCGTTGTCAGGGTTGCGGCGCTCGTAGTCGTCGCCTTCCTGGTAATCGACCTGGTCGATCAGATCTGCCATGTCCTGCGCTTCGCCAGAGCACGACACAATCGTGACAGCACCGCGCAACGGGTTGGCGAGTTGCTGGGCAACCATGGTGACGTTGCCGGAGTAGGTGAGTTTGTGGTGGGCTTCCACCAGCTGGGCGTAGGACATGCGGTCCTCTCCTCTGAAAAATCAATATTGTTTTGAGTTTTTCGGAGTGGGCACCCGGCAAGTTCCGGACCAGACCTGTGCATAACGCTGCATCGGCGCAGGGGCTTGTCCCTGATCAGACGGACATTGTGAGACAATGGCACCCGTCGTGGACTTACTTCATGGCGAATTTGCGAAATCTGTCAAGAAAAAACGCAAAATGTGCCCCACCTGGGGAGGTGAGGCACTAGAGTGAGTTAGTTTGCTGCAATCTTAGTGAGACGCTCGATAGTCGGTTTGAGACGGTCGAGTGTTGCTTTGTCTCGCTTGCTCACAGCCTCGTAATACTCACCGCCTGCTCCTTTGAGACGGGCAAGCTCGGCGCGCGCATCGGCTGGCGTGGTGCCCAGTGAGCCACCACCGCCGCCTTGCACGATCATGTCGTCGCCCAGCATCTCACCAATGGCCGCGAAAATACGCATGGTGCCTGCATCGCCAATTTTTGGCTGCAACGTCGCGGCAAGGTTCTCCATCGCGGTCGCGTCAAGGCCCGCTTTTTCAGCCACCACAGACGCGCCCTGTGCTGCCAGCGTCAACTTGGCCTGCGTCTGCTCGCCCCAGTCTTTTTGCAGATCGGCCATCATGGCAGCATTGGCACTTTCCAGCGTGGTCTGGGCGTTGCGGTCCATGTCCAGCACCGTACCGGCATAGAGGTCCACCATCGCCTTAACGGCGGAGTTGGACATGCCCTGCGCGTGGCCGATCTCGCGCACCTTTGCTTCCAGGCTGTCATCCCACTTGGCATCCTTGGGCCAGCTCTCGGGCTTGCTGATCTCGTATTTGTCGGCAGCTTCGGGGATCCCGAACATCTCGCGGTTGGCCTTCATCCAATCCGTGATGCTCTCATCCTTGCCGGGCTTGGACAGCAGCTGGTCCGCAGGCTTGCCCAGCTTCGCTTGCGCGGCCTTCTCCGACTTCGCCAGCTTGAAGATCACATCGTCCTTGTCTTCCAGCGTCAGTCCTTTGGCTTCCAGCAGGTCGCGGTGTTCTTTGAATTTTTCGCCTTCCCACCAGCGCACGGGGGCAGGAGTAGTATCGGTAGTACCTATTGTGTCGCTGCCAGCACCCGCTGCAACGGTATCTGCACCGCCACCGGACACGATGGTGTCGGATCCTGCGCCGCCCGCGACGGTGTCCGCACCGCCGCCCGTTTCATCATCAGGGGAAAAGCAGATCAGGGGGCCAAAAAAGAAGTTACGATACATCGGGTGTCTCCATCAGGGTGTTGAGTTCAAGGGGGGTGATATGCCCCTGCGCCAGCAGCAACAGGGCAAGGTCGCGCCGTCCGGCCTCATAGGCCAGACGGTAGGGGTCAAGGGGCGCGGACTGCGGGTAACCATCGATCATTTCAACGGGCTGCATCGCCATCAGACCGGATTGCCGGATGATGTCATGCGCCAGCTCGGGATCTCGATCGAACGCCCGCTGCCAGCGCTTCGACGGGTCCACAGCCGCGCGGGCGTCAGCGCCGAAAAAGCTGCGGATCACGGGAATGCGCTGCCAGATCACTGCATGCCCTCCGCGCCCAGCGTGATGCCCAGATCCTTGGCCACGCCTGCGCCTTGTTGCATCATCGCCATCTGCTGCGATTGCTGGGCCTGTTCGGCGCGCGCTTGCGCTAGCTGGTCGACTTCCTCGCGCGACCGCAACACGCGGGCGGGCAGGCTCGGGCTGGCATCGTGCAGCGCTTCGGCCACTGCATCGGGGTCCAGACGGTCCAGATAGCGCGGGTTCAGCTGCGCCAGCGGCCCCAGATCGCCGACAAATTGCCGGATCGCGGCACCCTCGCGCGCGCGCATGGCCTGTGCAGCAGCGGATTGGTAGCGCACGCGCAGCGGCTGGCCTGCGGCCTCGGGCGGGGGCGGACGCAGCTGGCCCGCGCGCCACAGCAGCTGGAAACGCCGCTCGAACTTGCGCGCGGCATATTCCTCCATGATGCGATCGGCATGTGGGGCCCAGTTGCGCAGGCGTGCTTCCTCCATGATGCGCGTCTCTTCGTCCGTCACACCCGTGCGGCCCGTCAGCGACATCACGGCGTAGTGGAATACTTCCTTGACGGTTTCGACCTTGGCGCGCTTTTCCTCCATGGTCAGGCCGATGTTGCCCGGCCCCTCCATGTTGCGCACCAGCGGGTTGCCCCGCATGTCCGTGGCGCCATAAATCACCGCGCCAGGGCGGAACGTGCCGTTCAGTGGCACGGCCTGCCGGTCGGGGGCCAACTTGGTCGGGTCTGCTGCCTGCTGCGCCGCGCGGATTGTGGCCGCGTCCATCAGATTGACCATCCGCGCCGATGGCAGGGCCAACATGCCGGGGCCGGTGCCGTAGGTCATGCCACTGTCTACATCCCAGCGCGGGTAGTAGACCGGCATGTCGTCGTGGCCTGCGGTCTTGACCAGGGCGCGCTCCATTTCGCAGACGGTCAGCGCCAGCCAGCGCTTGCCCTTCGGCCCCAGCATGCCTTTGACAAACTGGTCGTTGGGCACGATGTGGTAGTAGAACGTCACATCGCCGGTGTCGCCCTTCTCGGCCATCTCGACCACCTTCGCGGGCAGGTTCTTGTCGCCGTATTCGCGCACGGCGGCGCGGGGCTTCAGGGTGAACTTGCGCAGCATCTCGACCACGCGGCCATGTGCATCGATGTCCACCACAACCTCGGCCAGCGACATGGTCACATCGATGAACTTCTGGTTCTTGGTGTCGATCAGATCATAGGCCGCTGCGTTGCCGAACCCCGCAAGGTCGGAATAGGCCTGAAACGTGGCACCGTAGAAGCCCGACACGGCGGGGCTGAAGCTGGCCAGCACCTTGTTGGTGACGTGATCGTTCCACTCGGCCATGGGTGCCCAATTGTTCAGATCCTGATCCGGCGTCTCGAACCCGCCCCAGCGGTTGGCAGGGTTGGTCAGCGAGGCATACATCCCCGCCGCGAAACTGCTCAATCCCATGGCAGGCTCGCTGCTCAGCGGCTTCTCCTGCGTCCGGCGCTTGTGATCATACAGGCCAAAGCCCCCGCGTTGCGGGCGCATCAGCTTTGCGATGTCCTCCCAGTCCTGCTCGTGCAAGGACCGCTCGGATTTTAACTCACCCCAGCGCTGGATCGCCTCCATCGCGCGGGGGTGGTTTTCTATGACGACAACGCTTTTCATGCGGACATGCCCAGTTTGGGGGTGGACGGGATGCCGACAGCGCTGGTCAGCACATTGGCAGCCGCACCGGCGCGGCGCTTGCGCAGGCGGGCCTCGATGTCGGCCTGCTGGGTGGCGTTGGCGTTGTCAGTCGCCGCAATGCGGGGGGCTGCAACGGAGGGGGCTTTAGGCATGATGCACATGGGGAAGGTTCCTTTCAGGGGCGGGGTGGGTTGCGACCCGCCTTTTGGCGGGCCCCTTGCTTATCCGGCGAGTTGATCGCGCAGGCGAAACCCGAGAAGCGGCCATAGCTTTTCCCGTGCGTTTGCCTTTGCGATTTTCTGACCAATTTCCGCGTTGAAGTTTTCGGGAGATGCGCAGGCGCTTTCGCCTGTGACGGTAAATCCGTTCCGCAATGTCAGAGCGCATACGGTCAAACATGATCCATCGAACACATGGAATTGCTCGCCTACGATTTCGGCATCAAGCGCCTCTGGTGTCACGCGCGGAGCAGTCAGGCCCTTTTCGTTGATTTCAGCTTCAATAGTTTTTTCATCTTTAGACATTTTCGTTTCCTTCTGGTGTTGCAGTGTCAAAATCCGTCCAGGCGAACTGCCTGAACTCGGCGGTGCCATCGGGGCCGAAACCGGCCATCGATGTCTCGAAGCGGAAACCGCTCGATGTCAGAAAGCGCGCAGCGCGGGGGTGGCCCGCCCAGCTGCGCGCCTCGATGCGGCGGATGCCGTGCTCTTTGCAGAATTCGGGCATCTTTTGCCGGATCAGCAGGCAGGCCGCGATCAGCGCGCGGCTGAACTTGGCGTGGTCGCGCGACAGCAGCGCCGCCTGCGCCACGCCTGCCTCGCCCTTCAGGGACAGCCCCAACAGCGCAAAGGGCGTCGGGGCGGCCTCATGGCCGGTGCACAGCACCAGCGACACCACCCGCGCAGGCTCCATCGCATGCCAGTCGGCAAAGATGGCCAGATGGGACACCCGGCAGCCGCGCGTCATTTCGGCCTCCAGGTGATCCATCGGGTCCAGACGCGACAGCACCGACATGGCGGCAAGGTCGCTGTAGGTCTGGGCATGCACGGGGGGCAGGGCGGGCATGATCAGGCCACCTGCAACAGGGCGCGGCGGGCGGCATTGCACCAGTTGTCGAGGTTGCGGCCATTTTCAGCGGTGGATCGGCAGCGAATACCAGCCATTTCGATCATGGCACGATCGCCATCCCCATCATCAGCAATAAATTTTTCCATTCCCTCTTCGGTTTCCAGTTGGTGCACCAGATCAATCAGCCGCACGCCGCCGCGCTGGGATGCCTTCTCGATCAGCAATTTGATCCGCTCAACGTCGAGCTGGTGCTGGGGCGCTTCAGTGTCACCATTGCCGCCCGCCAAAGCAGCATCAAACGCCGCCTTGTCCGCTTCTGTCGTGGTCTGGTCTTTCACCACATCCGTCGTCGCTTCCTTGGTGTGGTCGCGGGGGGCTGCGGCATCATCGGCCACTGCTTCAGATGGCGTTGTGGCATCCAGTGTTTTGCCGGTCGTTTCTTGGGCCACAGTCTCCGTCGCCGCTTCATCAGCCGCCTTCTGGTCTTTTTTGTCTTTGGTCATCGCTTCACGCTCCATAAGGGTTGGTTACATCCCAACCGGATTGCAGGCCGCCGTTGGTCCCCGACAGGGGCGGTCCTCCGTTGTGGCCCATCCGGCCACGTCGATCAGTGTC